TAGTTCAATTAAAATTAGACATGTTCGATGTTTCATGAAAACGTATAAACTTTTTTATACCCTATACTTTAGTCCACCCACCCATTATGGAATTCCTAGAAATGCTTGTAAATGTAAAATTTGCACAGAAGATTGTGATTTAAGTATTGTAAGAAATGGTATAAGTTACATAACAGATAGTGAAACATACGGTCCAGAATTTATAGTAAACGACTTTTCTACTGCTTATAATTGTTTTGAATCGAATTTTGTAACAAATGGCTTTAGTGAGGAAAACTATCTTGAAATAGATAAAAAGGAATTTGCAGATGGTCCAGGTGATGTAGCCTTCAGTATAGAAAAAATTGAAATTTATGATATAAACAACAAACTAATTGAATCGGTAGACTATTAACATGCCAACAACTACTGCAATACCCACAGGTGCTAAAATGCCATTCGACTTTGAGGAAATAATTAAAGTTCCATTTACAATGAAACCATATTTCCAAGTATATAGTAATGAAGATATGCGAAACGATATTAGCAGATATACAAAATATCCGGCTTTAATTACCGATATACTTGAAGATCGTGCTAAAGAATTTGACACATTGGGTAATAGAATATGGTTTGAGTCTGATATTGCAATAGAAAATGATTTAATAGACAAAGCCGCCGAAAAAATGAATCTCAATAAACATTTTAAAAATATAGTTGAACTCGGCTTAGCTATACCTGATGATATTATAATTATGCATGAAGGTAGGATTGAAGCCTGCTTCGTTTCATTTGCAAGTGGGTGGGATCCAAGTACAACAAAAGGAAAAACACTTGCAGAAGTACATTCTCCTGTTGCTGATAACGAAAAACTTATTAAAGCCAGCGAAGCAATAGTTAAAGCAATTACTGGTGAAAACTGTTATCATCGTTATACCTGGGCGATAAGTTCTATTAGTACCCGGAGCAATCACCCATTTTATGAACGCCCAGACTTTAATAAACTAGCGGCTCTAACATTTAGAATAGAACACGAAAAAACTATTCCAATAGTTGAAAATGAATCTGTGGTATTTTTAATACAAGTAAGCACGAATCCATTACCAAATATACTTAAAGAATGTGGCCCTTTACTTCTGGAATCAATTAATAGTATGAGCGATCCTGTTTTGGAATATAAGAACTTAACCAAAGTTAAATCGCTATTAAACAATGACCCAAAGCAGAAGAAGGGGATTAACTACCGTAGTAAAGAATGGATTAGCTATGCAAAAAAGAAATGGAACTTATTTGGAGAGAAAAATAGGGTATAGGTTGACTTCCGTCTAAATACCTTATATAATATTATATTAAAGACATCCTCGTCTTTACAAAAATAACTCGGAGAAGATATTGAAAACTAGTAATAAAATAAAACAACGCATTATTGCCGCAAAAGCCAGGTTCCATTCAAACGATAACATTAGTAGATTTATTGAACCAAACGAATTAGACCTACTACAAAAAGAAGTAGCTGAACAATTTCAAGGCGTACTTGAAAGTTTGGTTATTGATACCGAAAACGATCATAATACTAACGAAACAGCAAAACGTGTTGCCAAAATGTTTATTAAAGAAACATTTAATGGCAGATATGTTCCAACACCTAGAGTTACAGTTTTTCCTAATTTAGGTTATAAGAGCCTGTATACCACAGGACCAATTAGTATTAAATCAACCTGTGCTCACCATTTCCAAAACATTGTAGGTAAATGTTGGGTAGGCGTAGTACCAAACGGTGAAGTTATTGGTCTAAGTAAATTTAACAGACTAATACATCATATATGTGAACGACCACAAATACAAGAAGAAATGAGTAGTCAGATAGCAGATAAGTTAGAAAAGTATGCTAAGACTGAAAATATTGCTGTAGTAGTTAAAGCTGAACATCATTGCATGACTCATAGAGGTGTACGTGAACATGAATCAGATATGACAACTGCAATTATGCGTGGAGCATTTAAAAATGATCCGGCATTAAAACAAGAATTTTATGATATTTGTTTATCAATGAAAGGGCATAGTAAGTAATGAAAGTTGGTTTCACTGCGTCGACATTTGATTTATGTCATTCCGGTCATGTACAAATGTTACGTGAAGCAAAAGAACAATGCGATTATTTAATTTGTGGTTTACAAATTGATCCTAGTATAGATCGTAATACAAAGAACGCACCTTTACAAACAATAGTAGAAAGATATACACAATTAAAAGCGGTTCGTTATGTAGATGAAATTATACCATATATTACTGAAGAAGATTTAGAAGATATATTATCAATGTATCATATAGACGTAAGAATATTAGGCGACGAATACAGAGATGAAGATTTTACGGGTAAAGATATTTGTAAAAAAAGAGATATTCAATTATATTTTAATAAACGGGATCACAGATTTAGTTCAAGTGATTTAAGATACAGGCTGTATCCGCGTGACTAGTGATAAAATTAAAGAGTTAGAGGAAGAATTAGAGGGTTGCTATAGAGCTATTAATGATTTAGAAAGATTAAATCGTACTTACAAAGAAGATTTAGATGACGCCTATAGAAGATTTAATATGATACTAAATGGTGAGGGTTACAACAAACAATGACACACATTATAGATAAAACTTTTGAATTTTGTTATGGGCATCGGGTATGGACACAAGTTCTTGATGGAGAATATGCGGCCGACTTAAAATGTGCATGTAGACATTTACATGGGCACGAAGGTAAAGTACAAGTATTTTTAACAGCCGATGACTTAAACGAAGCCGGCATGATAACAGACTTTAGACATCTTGAATGGCTAAAAAAATGGCTTAATGAATATGTTGATCATCAATTTATATTAGATAAAAATGATCCATTGTACAATCAAATTATTGATACAGAACTTTATTCTAAATTAAACCCTGTACAAGTTAAAGGTTGTACTTCAACAGTTGGTTGGACATTTGATTTGTCTTCAATAACACCTAGTACACCTGCATATGAATATTATGAAGGTTTTATGATAGTTGACTTTGTACCTACAAGTGAAAACTTATCAAAATGGTTATGCGATCTTGTTGAAGAAAAAATGTTTAAGTTAGGTGTAAGTGTACATCACATTGATTGGTGGGAAACTCCAAAAAGTAGATCAGTATATTATAATGAAAGAAGATAACGGTTTTACTTATGTAAATTGGGGACAGGCTACAGGCATGTGTCATGTCTTAATACGTGAAATAACACTTGCTAACTGGAGACCAGAAGTCGTAGTTGGCTTAACAAGAGGCGGGCTTGCCGCTGGAGTTATGATTAGCCATTACTATGAAGTACCTTTTAAATCTATACATGTATCCTTTATTGATGCACCCGACGAAATAGACTCTATGAAAGAGCTTACTAAATTATTTTTAAAATATAAAAAAGTTCTAATTGTTGATGATATTAATGATACCGGACGTACCATTAATCACATTAAAGATAATGTTTGGCTTGACGCCGAAGAACATTTTGATCTTTTTGGTTATAAAGATGAATTAGAATTTTTAAATCAAAAAAAGTACGATCTAAGGTTTGCTGTATTAATACATAATGAAGCTTCTGATGCAGATATTAACTATTCAGCAAAACATATTAATAAAATGGAAGATCCAGAGTGGGTTGTTTTTCCATGGGAAAATTGGTGGGAGGCATTACCAAAGTGACCCCCGAAGAAAATTTATCAATTAAAATTAAAAAATATTGGGACAATCAACCTTGTAATATAAATCACGGTAAAAGTAGAGTTGGTACAAAAGATTATTTTGATGAAGTACGTAATCGTAGATATTTTGTTGAGCCACATATATTAAAATTTGCTGATTTCTCATCTTGGAAAAACAAAAAAGTATTAGAAATTGGTTGTGGAATAGGTACTGATGCATGTATGTTTGCTAAACATGGTGCTCAATATACTGGCATTGATATCAGCAAAGAAAGTTTACAATTAGCCAAAGAACAATTTAAATTATATGAATACAAAGGAGATTTTTTTACTTATGATGCAAGTGATAATCTAGATTTTCAAAATTTTGATTTAATTTATAGTTATGGTGTAATACATCATCACCCTAACACAGAAAGAATAATTAATAATGTACATTCATGGTTAAAGGGTAGTGGTGAATTTCGCTTTATGGTTTATGCAAGACATTCGTGGAAGTATGCTATGATTCAAGCTGGTCTTGCTCAACCCGAAGCACAACCTAATTGTCCATATGTTAAATATTTTACACACCAGGATATTGAAAATATGTTAGGAAATCGTTTTACGATAGAAGAAATAAAGCAAGATCATAATTTTATGTATAATCTAAGTGACTATAACAACGATAGATACTTTTTAGAACCTTGGTTTGACGTTATGGATAATGATGTAAGAGAAGCTCTAAGAGATTATTTAGGTTGGCATCTTCTAATAAAGGCAAAGAAATGTTAAAAGCTCTATACTTTAAACTATGCTACACGCTTATAGATTGGTTATTTCGTCCATCAACATTATTAATGGGAATAATGTGTCTAGGATTATTAATTGTTTACATACAATACGGTGTTATATGAGTAGAAATCAAATTAAAGTAGCAGAAATATTTTACTCCATACAGGGTGAGGGTAAATGGGCAGGCGTACCTAGCGTATTTTTACGCACTTTCGGATGTAATTTCAGATGCGCCCAATTTGGCATGCCGCGAGGTCAGGATACTACAGAGCCAGAAGAAGTAGCAGAACGTATAGAAGAGTTTAAAGTATATGAAGAACTACCGTTAGTATCAACAGGTTGCGATAGTTATGCTAGTTGGCATCCAAAATTTAAGCATCTAAGCCCTTTAATGACTAATGACGAAATAGCTAATAAAATGCATGAATTAATTCCAAATAATACTTGGACTCAGCCTAGCGGTGATGATATACATTTAATATTAACTGGTGGTGAACCATTACTAGGTTGGCAAAAAGCATATCCAGAATTACTATTAAAATGTATGAAAAATGGTCTACGTAATATAACTATTGAAACAAACGGCACACAAAAAATAGATCCATTGTTAAGTGGTTTTTTCTTTCATCAATTTACTAAACAAGATAAATTACATCATAAATTAACATTTAGTGTTAGTCCAAAGTTATCAGTAAGTGGAGAATCTTGGGATAAAGCTATTAACCCAGATATAATTAACAGTTATCAACAATATGGATACACCTATCTTAAATTTGTTGTTGCTACTGAAGAAGATGTAGAAGAAGTTGAACAGGCTACATTAGAATATAGAAAGGCCGGGTTCACAGGATATGTTTATTTAATGCCAGTGGGTGGTGTATATGATCAATATGCAATGAATAGTACTAAAGTTGCTGAGCTTGCAATGAGGAAAGGATATAGATACAGCCCAAGACTACAAGTAGACATTTGGCATAATGCCTGGGGAACATAATTGAAACAGTTAGAGAACGGGTGGCACCTACCTGATATAGATCAAACTATGACTAGAAAAATTATTGGTGATGATGATATTACCAATAGTAATTATGAAATACATATTCGTAATGCAATACTAAATTATATTCCAATAAGAAATACTTTTATAGATGTGGGTGCTAATGTGGGTGTGTGGTCACTTAACATGCATAAACATTTTAATCGTGTTGTTGCTTATGAACCAAGCCCTATGAATATTGAATGCTTTGAAGCAAACCTTGATAGTTTACAACAAGGAGCAAACATAGAATTAAGAACCAAAGCAGTTGGTGATGCCAATACCGAAGTTAGTTTTAGAGATAGCGGAAAAAATTGTGGTAATAATAAAATAATAGAAGAAGAAACAGATAACTCATATAAAGTTACACAGGTAACACTTGATGATGACCTTTCTGAAAGTGTTTCTTTAATTAAAATAGATGTACAGGGTTATGAATTACAGACAATAAAAGGTGCTATAGAAACTATAGAAAAGAATAAAGCCTGGGTAGCACACGAAGTTAACCAAGATGTAGACATAATTTGTTTAATTATGGAAAAACTTGGTTATGAAATGATTAGAGTTAGTAGTAAACGTATGTTTATTTGGGCACCAACAACAGGGCATATGGCTCCGTCAGGAGATGATACTGCTCGTGTATTTGGTAGATCACTAGGTCCTGGTCCTTATGCCAAAAAATATGGGCTAGGCCCCAGGTTATCTCGTGCCAAAAGCTAAATATTACTTTAAAGGATAACTCAAAATGGAATTGATGCCTCCCATAGATAGACTTTATCATGATATGATCGTTGATCATAATAAAAACCCTCGTTATTATAAAAAACTAGACAACTACGACCAGACTTTAGAAAGTTATAATCCATTATGTGGTGACAAAATAACCGTATATCTAAAAATAAATAATGGCATCATTACTGATTTAACTTTTCAAGGCGAAGGGTGTGCAATAAGTATTGCCAGTGCCAGCATGATGCTAGAAACTATACATCATGTTACCCCATACGTAATAGATGCACAAAAATTATTAAAATTATTTGTTAAAACAATGAGAGATGATTCCGAATCAGCCGATGAAAAATTAAAATTAGATAGCACATCTAAAAGTTTAAGTCCATCGAGGCTATTAACTTTAACAGGTGTGCGACAATACCCAGGGCGTGTTAAATGTGCCACTATGTGTTGTCATGCATTAAATGAAATATTTGAACGCGAGAGCGGTGCAAATATAAACATTAAAGGAGATTAAGCATGGAAGGAAAACAAATCCCCGATACTATTTTTTGTACACGAATACCAGACCCTTGGCGTTGGTTCCCTGTACATTCAAAATCCATATTTGAAAAACAACGAACACTAGTATTTTCACTCCCTGGAACTCAATCCTACAGTTAATAGGTATTGCAGGCTGGACCTATGTTGCACTTAAATGGAATGAGCGGGCTTTGTTATTAAACTTCTTACCTCAAGTATTAATTATAGTTCCGGGTTTAATTTATCTATTCATTACTAAATGATATACGTTTATTTTACCTCTGGAGCATTTGGATCAACTGTTGAATATTCTATTAGAAGATTTACTAAAGAATTTGAAACAATTAAGGCCAATATATGTGACGATGGCAGTCTACACTCTTATTCGAAAGAATTCCATCCTGTCTCTGACGAAGAGTTAAAATTAATTAGTCCCACTGCTAAAATTGTAACTCCAGTGTATCCAAATCATAGCCAGGAAACAGTGGAAGTAACCATAAATAGATTTAAAAAAATCTTAACATCTAAAGACAAAGTAATTTTTATAACTCACCAGGACGTTAACTCGGCTGAGAGAAATTTATTATTTGTTAATGAAAAAATACCTCAACACTCAGATCGTGATATGCTTCTTGATAATATTCAGCAATGGAATAAAAGTTATAGGTCACATAATGACATGAAAAGATGGGAAAAGCGAGAATATTTAAGTTTGATGCATAATCATAGCGATGTCTCCAATGCAAAAAACCATAGCGAAGTTGATTGGCTCACTATAACTGCTGACGATATATTAGATAATTTCGCAGAAACAGTTAAGAGTATAATCAGTTACTTAGATTTGACTTTTGTTGACGACGGATTGGGTGCTTTCGCAGATCAATGGCGAGAAAAACAACAATACATTGTAGATCAGTACTACACAGTAGAAAATATAGTCAATGGTACGATTACAGGTCAGGATCTTTCCTGGGAAGATTTGAATGTTGAACAAGAAGGTTTGATACAACATAAACTAAGAGCGGCTGGATTTGAGCTACAGTGTAACGACTTAAACACATTTCCAACTAATAGCAAACACCTAAGAGAATTGATATATGTTACCCAATAGAATTTGGTTTACTGGTGTTCCAGGTAGTCGCTGGAGTGGTATAGCACAGACACTAGAACAAATACCTGGTATGAATACTACAGACCGTACATCCGAACGTGAATACATACATCATCAATACAGTGGACACAAAGGTGCTTACTTTGGTAAGGGCATGGAGTTTCCTGCAGACCCTACTCAAGTTGACCAAGCATGGATCAAACAAGAGGGATGCCGATTAGTTAAAAGTCACGAGTGGATAGATCATATTGATCAACTGCCTAAAGAAGATTGGAAGGTGTTGGTGCAACACCAGTAGTTTGGTACTTAGATGGTAATGGTGACTTTACACGACAAATGAGTATGCTTATAAGCAAACATAACTGTGGAATGGGTATGCGTAGTTGGCGTTACGCTATGGTTGTTAACAAAGGTATAATTGAAAAATTATTTGTAGAGCCAGACAAACAAGATAATAGTGAGAAGGACCCATATTCTACAACAAATCCAAAAGAAGTAATTGAATATCTCGAAAAAAGAATGGTTGAAGATACTATTGGTTCTGAAGTTAGAGATGCAGTTAGTTCTGGATACGACGCATATTAGACCAAAACCGTTGACTTTTTTAGCCGTCTATGTTAATATTAATTAAATATGAACTCTAAGGCGGCTTTACTCAATTCTATAAAGCTCAATAACTAAACCTTAATAAGAAATGTAAGGCCGCCTTAACCAATAAGAGACTACTATGTTTGATAAATTAAAGAAAAAATTAAGTAACTTAACCAAAAAATCTAGTGCAACAACTACACCTAAGAAAAAATCTAAACTTGATTTAGCCAACGATAAGAACGAACCTTATGTAGAAGTATTAGGTCTAGATATGGATCTTGATAATTTAGCACAAGGATCTTTTGAATTAGAATGGAACGATAAATTTGTTTCAAATTTATTAAGGGCCGGGTTTACAGGTAAAACAGATGCAGACATAGTTGATCAATGGTTTCAAACTATCTGTAAAAATATAGCAATGGAAAGTTATGAACAAGAACAAGCCGATCCAGATAACAGACAAAACAATAAAAAAGACCTTGGTGATGGCTACACCGAGGTTAGGTAATGATATTAATAGTCAATGGTGATAGTCATACAGCCGCGGCAGAAGCAACTAACTCATGTGCTTTTGCAGAAGATGATCCTGAATATGTACACTTAAAAAGAGCACCACACCCCGACAATTTAAATGTTAGTTGGGGGTATCAATTATCAAAACTTCTAAACTATCAATTTCATTGCCTTGCAGAAAGTGCATCTAGTAATTCAAGAATCTTACGCACCACAAAAGAATTTTTAGAAAAAACCATACCAACAATAGCACCAACACAAATATTAATTATAATTGGTTGGTCTACTTGGGAAAGAGAAGAATGGTTAATCAACGATGAGTACTATCAAGTAAACGCAAGTGGTATAGATGACGTTCCAGAAGATTGGAAAGAAAGATATAAGAATTATATATTAGACATTGATTGGTATAAAGTAACTAAAGAAATGCATAAAAAAATATGGGATTTTCACTGTGAACTTGAAGACCAAAACATTAAACACTTATTCTTTAATGGTAATAATACATTTGAAAGTATAAATGACAAAAAGGATTGGGGAACATCTTATTATACTCCATATTTCCATGACGGAACATACCATGACATGCTAGAACAGAACGGTAATACCACTATAGGTGATGGTTGGCATTTTGGACCTGATGCACATACAGAGTGGGCAAAATTTTTACAACAACATTTACTTGACAATAATATCGTACAATAGTATAATACTCATATGAAATACTTACTCGTTGATACTGCAAATACTTTCTTTCGTGCTAGACATTCGGCTAGCAGACAAGCTGATACATGGGACAGATTAGGCTTTGCAATGCACGTTACTTTGGCGAGCATAAACAAGTCGTGGAGAGACCAAAAAGCAAACCATGTTATTTTTTG